AAGGCTATGCCAATAGTAAATCGAATTGTAAAAAAGAACGGCAAGATTATCAAATCTAAGGTTGAGATACCTGCACCAGTTTATAATGTCAGAATTAAGCAGGAAGTATACGAACGCTTAGTCGTGCTAGCCGCAGAGAACGGTCGTAGTGTAACTGGCGAGATAAACTACCGGCTTGAGCAGTCGCTTAAAAAATAGTATCATATCTGAGCGATTGTTGTGATTAGCAGTCGTTGTTGTATGAAGACACCTCAAAAACGAGGTGTCTTTTTTTTGACTGCTAATTCGACTGCTCGCCAATCGCGATCCAGTTCACATAGTACGTTCCCAAAAGTTGCGCGCCATCAAATCGACGACATCTAGCCGTAAATGAGGTATTCGTTACAGCTACCGCGCTAAAAGCACAGCCTCCCCACGAAGCATTTGGTTTGTCTGTCCAGCCGTCCTCAGGTTGACCATATCCACCAAAAGAACAAACTACAGTAGGAATTGTTTTGAATTGCTTTGGAAAAGTGATTTGAATAGTAGCCTCGAGAGCGTTCGACGGAACGCTGAGCATAGCTACGCCGTGTTGGATAATCGAGCTAGATGATTTGCTGGAGTTATTTCTTTTTGATTGGACAAAATCAGACCACGACAAATTTCGCGGTAGGATTGAACCATCTTTAATATTCTTTGATTCTATCGTACCATCGGATATTAAATTAGCGTTATTAATTCTACCATTCGGCAAAGTCATCATTTTTCGCAAGTCAGTGATGTCATTACTGCTAATAGCTGTTGCTCCAGCGCGCTTTTTGGCTCTGGCTAGTATAATAAATGGATTTGACGCACCAATCGCCGCCTGAATCGCAGAATTTGTTGGATCAGCTGGATTTGATGCTGCAGCTCCAGAGATAGCTTTTAGCTTGAAAACATCATTAGTATTGTCTGTTACAGACCGATCCCCTGCTACATTTCTGTCTACATAAGCGACGATAACCGCGTTTATAGGATTTGATGGAGATGCCGCTCCGACGTTAACCGTCTCTGTTCCGATAATATTTATACTATAAGACGGATCGCGCCCAACAAGCGCAGTGCCTGCGTTGACTGTGACATTCATTCCACTTCCAGCTACTACGTCTAATCCGTCTGCCACTTCTCCGCTTAAAGCATCGCGCATAAGTTGTGTTAGTGCCGCAGGACTGTGTATTCCGCCGCCGTAATTGAAAACTCGCCTTGTCATAATTCTACCTTTCCGCGCCGCCAGAAGGGCTGAATAAGAAAAATTGCCACCGAGCGGTCGCAATTTTATTACTATTATTATATCACATTAAGTAAACCTCTACCTGTCGCTATGACGAAAAACTTAATCCTGACCACCTCATTTCCAAAATACTCAACTCGCACTGTGAATTTCTGATTTTTTGGATCTGAAACGAATTGACCGATAGTGTTTATCGATAATTGAGCGTTTGGCGCGCCGACAATTTCATATTTCGCGTGGACGGATAATCCCGCCACATTTTTATCTGAGCGAAATGTCACATTAAATTCTTTTCCTTGCAATCCGTTTGGCGTCATCGGTAGCGGTTGAGCATAATCCCAATTAGCCTCTGTCGATATCTTAAATACTTTAACAGCATCAGCTCCGACAATTTGACGTTCTTTTTTTTCACGTTGAGATCTCTCTAGCTGTTTAAGCTCATATAGAATGTCAGGTTCTGATTCAAGCCTATTTATTGCCATGGTGTCCACTCTTCGAAACTAATATCGCACGCATCACTAGCGATAATTTGAAACTTTAAGTTTATCGGTTGGTTCATCGTTCCAAAAACTGGAACAAACCATTTCATAACGTTGTTTTGAGACGGCGACAGAGGTATTCCTATGACTGAATAAACTGCATTAAGCGCGCTTGATTGAATTGCTAGTCTGCCCACTAAATTTTCGCTATTTTTTGACCTAGCAGTAACTATAACCACAGTCCAACCCTCACCATTAGCGACCTGCCCTGGTCTATTTGGAGCGACAGACATATCCCACTGAGAATTAGAAGCGGATAACTTCATTTTAATTTGATCACCGCCGATAATTTGACGCGTTTTTTCGTCGTTCATTTCTCTTTTAATACTGGCGATTTCGTCTATAACATCTCCAACGTTAACTCTGCTTCTACTCATACGAGACCACCTTGATTTTAGTTTTTCCGCGGTCAGTACTGCGCACTCGAAACCTCATTTTTAAGTATTCTCCAGAGCTACTGCCGACACTATAGTTGACGTTAGTTTCGTATTTATAAATTAACTTTTTTGCGCCGTAATCGGTCTTGTCTATCAAATATTCAGCGGATAAGATGCTCGTAAAGCTATCATCTCTATTTGTGAATACTAGCCCTAAAGATGGCGAATAAAACGGCTCCCATCGTTGATTTCCTAGCATAATATCTAGAAACGGATAAACGACTGGCGAATTTTGATTGGCTGGCTCGAATATCGTCGTTATAGCCAAGAGTCTCATATTTAGCGGTCCGCCAGTATTAGCTAATAGCACTTTGTCGGTCGTAGTTGACGAGCCTCTGCGAATAAACTCAAAAGTGTCCCAGTTTTCGCTATTTGGCGATTGATATGTGCGAACACCAGACGTAACGCTAGTCGGTTGTGATATTAGCTTTGAATCCGCGTGGTTGGCTCTGATTCTAGATAAAACACCGATTATATTCTGCTCTTCTAATTCTGTCAATCTGTTCATATTTACTCTTGCTGTGCAATGATATCATCAACACCTAAGTTATCGAATGTTAACTTTACTTCTTCTGCGTCATTTTCGTCAACTGCTACTTCGATTTTTTCAATCCTGTAAAATCCATGAATGTGCTCAAACATAATGTAGCCATTCATTTCAGCGTAAATAGTATCACCTAAACCGATATCGTTTAAGTCTAGAACACCATCAGATAAAGTAAAGCTCGGTAGCTCACGAACGTCTTTTAGCATTTCTAAAACTCCGTTCGTATTTTCTTGAAGCGTCGACTCTCTCTCGACAGAGCTAAATGTAACGACTTTTTCGCGACGATATAACGCTTGTCGTGAGAATGGATCTGTAGCTGTAGCGACAATAGCGTCGTCACCATTTCCACTTCCGATACCAATAACATAATTGGCTAAACTATCCACCGAGCGCTCAAAACCAAATCCTGCAACGTTCTTAGGATAAACTAGTCTAATATCTGGTCGGTAGCTGCCCATTGCGTCAAAAGTATTAAACTTTTTGTCGGGCGTGAACTGAAAATCTGGTCCATCGATAACATTACTCAGCCGCACCAGAAAATCCTTCACATTAGCCCTAGTTTGATTACGTTGACGAGGATTTTTTCCTAAAGACGTAAATTCACCGCGACGTATGCCAAAATCTCCGTCTTGTTTATTCTGATATTGATTAATAACACCCCAAGCGATATCTCCTTGTCTAGTATTATTGTAAGCCGCATCAACATACGCGTCTTTGAAATAGTTCAGATATCCAGTAAAGCTCAGTTCAATATCTACTGAGGGGTCGTTTGGCAAAAAATTGATTTTAATAAGGTGTGCACCAATTCTATCTTTACCGTTTCGAACAATCCGAATATCTGTCGTACCTGCGTCCATAAAATCATATGGCCGCATTCCTGTTTTTTTGACATATTCTTCATATCTCGCTAAATCCATACGAAAACTGACAGTCTCGGCGGCGTTTCTCTGTTCGGTCCACTTCAAGCCTTGAGCCAGATGACGAATATCGCCCAGGCATTTTCCGTTTTTACTGTAAACCTCAATTTTGTAATCTGCCATATCTAAATACCTATAAACCCGCTTCTAAATCTCAGTTCCGCCTCGGTTCGCTCGTCTTGAATATCTGTCTGTAGTTCGATTCGATTGTCTCCAGCAATTAGTCCCCAAAAGTTAGAGCCAGCCGTCTGCAAGTCATAAATATTCATTCCGTCGAGTAATATCGTCTTGTTTTTCATATCAATCTCTAATTTGTCGCCATCTTTAACTACTGTCGTAATTTCCATCGATTGATTTGTCGTTCGATTGATGATTTTTGGATTAGTAGCCTTAGTACTAATAATAATATTCGGTAGTATCGTTTCATTGCCTGAATTATTTACTGTCGCTGGTTGCTCATCTGGGCTAATGTAAAGCGGAAATTCGAATGGTACGATAAATCCACCTTGTCGAGTTTTTCGTATTGTCGCTAGTAGTTCACCGTCGCTATTGTCATACAGTAGCGGATCGTCGGCTTTTAGATTTATTTTCCATTTTACTAAATTTAGTAGTTTTTCAATAGGCATTTCTGCGCCAATTAGAGCTACTTCTGTCGAATAAACGTTTCCAGCTGGCGTAATAACGCGAAGAGTGCCTTTATTTTTTACTAATTGAGCTAATATCGTAGAAAATTCTCGTCGCCTGTCTTCAGTCTCAGCTACTGTTCTACCAAAAATCCGTCCGCTAAATGAGATAAAACGCGGCTCGTACAGCTGTTTCGTTGTCCAACCGCCATTTGCTCCTAAATTTATACCTTGAGATGTTCTAATAGCAGGTAACCCAGCTAGACCTTCAATCGGCTCGTTGAGATGCATGCCTATCATCTGGTCGTTTATCTGAAAATCGTTTAAAAATACTTGCCACATTTTATCCTCCTACGCCTGGCTTAACAAATACCCTAAATCACTAGCTACCATCTGTGCGTCGACCTTGTCGCGAACATTATACGTGTTATTAACTACGATGTGCTTTGTCAATCCTCCAACATCACCGTTCGTACGCTTATTAATTTGAGCGACCAAGCTTGCCATTTTGCTTTCTGGAACAACCCACTCATTTTGTCCGCCGTCGCCAGCGTAAATGATTGATCCTCCGTTTGCCGGCGACACAATACCACCGGTTGCCAATTTTGGAATCATAGGAAAGTTAGGGCTCTTACCGCCAAGACCCGGCACCCAATCTGGAACTTTAATCCTGTTTAGCCCTCGGATAACTCCGTTAACAATATCAATAATTCCATTGATCGGTGCTTTTACAAATCCAGCAACTGTCCCCATGACATCGCTAATAGTTCTTGCTGCGTTTCTAACTCCGTTAGTAATTCCACTCCACAACCCGCTAAAAAATCGCGCTACTGGTTGTATGACATTTGAATTAATCCAGTTTGCAATCGGGATCATGATGTTCATTGCTCCATTGATAAAGCCTCTGACGCCGTTCACCACGCCGTCCCATAGCCCCTTAAAGAAAGCAGCAATTGGTTGGATGATATTGATGTCCATCCAGGTCACTACTGGCAGTACTATGCCAGTAATCGCATCAATGATAGTCGTGACAATGCCAACGATAACGTCGACTGCTCCTTGCACGACTCCAGCAACAGCAGACACCACCTCCGACACAAAATTGACAATATTCTGGATAATTCCACCAATAGTGCCAATTACTCCTGAAATAAAATCTACAATCCCTTGAATAATTGGACCAATCGCACCTATGATTGCCCCGAAAACCGTCACGAAGACGTCAACAATTCCACGTATGATGTTGAAGATTGTTTCCATGACGGTCGCTACGATTGCAACAATTAAAATGAACGTACTAGATATAATTTGCCAGATAGTCTGGAATATCGGTGCTACGAATGCAACTATCGGCGCGAAAAACCTAATAATACCAGTGACCGCGCCGCCGATAACCTTAGCGACCTTGCCAATAACACCTCCTATAACACCGACAATATTACCGATAGAGCCAGCAATCTTGCCGATGACTTGACCAGCAGTAGCTAGCGCGCCGCCGACTACCTCACTTATCTTTCCTGCAACTCTGCTGATGGCTCCGACGACTTCGCCAACGGTTTTTGCGACCTGGCCAAATATCTTACGCCCCTCTTCCGTCTGGGTAAAGAACCACGCTAGTGCCCCGACCACCAACCCAATGACCGTGACAATTTTCATCAACGGACTAGCATTCATAGCTAGAGTGAACAATTTTTGCGCAGTAGTAGCTACAGTAACTGCACCCTTCCACAGATTAATTGCTACAGTATAAGCTTTGGCAACCGTAGTAGACATTTTGACTGCTGTATCGTAAGCGATAACAGCTCCAGTCAGCACTCCTACGGCAATTGCAATACCAGTAAACACCTCTTTGTTTTCTTTGACGAACTTGATCATATCAGCAACGCCCGTCAGAACGTTCTCTAATATTTTACCAAATCCTCCCGCTGCACCAGACATATCCCCACTACCAAAAGCCTCAATTATCTTGGCAACTCCGCGCACCACCGCAGTTTTCGAGTTTTCCATCGCCGTCTGAATACCACCCGTACTGTTCCGCGCCTGCTTCTCAAAGCTCTGGAAGCCATTAACACCCTCTTTATTCATCTTGGTTATGGTCGCCATGAAATCGTCCATTGAGATGATTCCGGTGCGCATTGCTGTGCCTAGCGCTGTCGTCATGTCGCCAGTACCGTTTTTAACCGCGGTTAGCTGCTCGAGTAGCTCCTTGCCAGTTGACGACATTGGGTTTTTCGCAGCATACTCTCGTGCCTTTTTGAGATATACATCCAAGGCTGAGCCGTTTTGGAAGAACGCCTGCGCGATCTGTTTCAACTGAGCTGGCATAGCACTTTGCAGCGCTCGCCATTCCATCATGTCCGGTTTGCCTTTAGCGTATGCCTGTGAAATCTGCTCAATTGCTGTAGCCTGAATATCCATTGGTGCGCCACCCGCTAAGATAGCGTTATTCAGAGCCAGAAACATTTCTGTTGACTTGCCAACATCGCCATTTTTTGACGTCAAGCGCTGTACTGAGGCGGCTGCATTGTCTAGTGAGGTTGGCAGACCCTTCAGTGCATCGGCCATTCGTGTGATAGCCTTTTTTGAATCATCGGCAGATATGCCGAGGTTACTCATAACCTTAGGAAAATTGTTCAAAATGTCCACACGACGAATAGCTCCGTCAACAGAGCTATTAATCATATCAAAAGATTTATGAATTCCAGCAGAAATTAAATTACCAGCAGCGACTGTAACCGCGCCACTGATTCCGCTGAAAGCATTTTTCGTTTTATCGCTAGAGCTACTTGACTTGTTAGAAAAATTATCAACAGCAAGCCCAGCTTTTGATAAAGCCGAGACTAATTGTGAGCTATTTCCTTTAATTATTAAAGTTAATTCGTTGCTTGCCATTGTCAATTACGTCCTTTTGATAATTTGTCGTAAGACTCGCTTTCTATTTTATTTTCGACAGCTCGTTTCGCCATAATTGCTTCTATAACCCATTCAGGCGTGTCCAAGTATTCTTCATAAGTCCAGCCATAATCTTTTAGAATTCCTGCTATAATAATCGACTCTGGAGCTGCGGTTTTTGTTCGATAAGCACGCTCATAATCTTGTGCGAGCGCGGTTATTCTTTTGGGCTTGCTTGAGGATCTAGAACTTCTTGCAGCTGCTCAGATATTAAGTTAAAATCCTCTGCGCTCGTTGAATCCATTAGGGCCTCATACGCAGCATCCGAACCGTCAGCGTCTTTATATCTGATAAGAACAGCCTTTATGCCTAATTCAATAGCTAGATCGACATCGTCTTTTGCTTTTGTAAAATCTTTACGCATACGATTAGTGATCGCTGTTCGTAAAACCGCCTCACCTCCGCTTGGTAGCTGGATAGTTTTAGTGTCTTGCATGAGTAGCCTCCTTAATTAAAAGCGACCACTCTTGTGGCAAAAGAAAATTGCGACCGAGGTGATCGCAACTTATTACTTGTATTATATCAAATTACTTCTATAATTCATAATATGAAATCACTGGAACCTATCAATAAAAATACAAACGATAATAGACCAGACTGGAGAAAACTGGCACCTACATGGTTCATTGTCACGGCAATCCTTATATTTCTATGTTGGATGTCGAGCGGACTAAAAGAGGCAGTAGCTACGACGTTAATGCTCGCTAGTATCATATTACTCGGAATTACCATTTTTAAGTGGAAGAAAATATCCAAAATCTCTCGTATTATAGCTTTCTGTCTCGTCGTTGCTTTATTCAACATAGGAAGCCCTATACTGGCTCAGATTCGCGAAACAGAAAAGCAATCCGCCAACACTCAGTCCACTAAAAACGAACAGCCGCAGCAAAAACAGCCAGAAAAACAGCCAGAAGCTCCAAAATTTAATCCAGCATTAGCTCAAGACGCGAATTTTCAGCAAGGTGAAAAAGATACTGTAACAGAGGTCATAGATGGCGATACGATTCGCACGTCGAACCACGCCAAAATCCGTCTAGTCGGACTTGATACACCTGAAACTAAGCACCCGCGCAAGCCTGTTCAGTGTTTCGGCAGAGAAGCATCTCAAAAAATGAATGATTTAGTTGCTGGTAAAACAGTTTACTTAGTCGCAGATCCTACTCAGAGCAGTAAAGATAAATATGGACGAGATTTATTCTATATTTACCTCGAAGATGGCACGAACGTAGCTTATACAATGATTCGCGAAGGCTACGGTCATGAATACACGTATAATTCTAATCCTCATAGGTGGCAGTCTCAATTTAGAGAGGCGCAGAGATTAGCTCGTGAAGAAAATAAGGGCTTGTGGTCGCCAAGCACCTGCTCTGGCAATACAGAAAAATCAGCAACACAGCAAACTGCGCCTGCCGCTCCTGCTCCGCAGCAAACTCAACCTAGTGATGTAAGTTTTAGCAGCTGTAAAGAGGCACGTGCCGCTGGATATAGCAACATGCGTCGTGGTGAACCTGGATATTCACCAGATTTAGACAGAGATGGCGACGGAGTTGCTTGCGAAAGTCGCAGAAGATAGAAAAAGCCCGCGTATTGCGGGCTCTTCTTTGCTTTTGAGATTAATAGGTATATTTATTAACCAATTTTGCAGTAAATGACTTGTTGAAGTCTGCTGTATTAAGCAACATAACAGCGTCAATCTTTTCAGTCGCGATGTCACTAATGCCGTAGCTTGGCTCGTAGCCACTAAATGCAGCAACTGCAATGTCGAATGTCAAGCTTGTGTTCGTTTTCGATCCAGCTTTGCTCTTGTCGTCTACAAATGACAGACGTAGAGCCTTGCGCTCGTCATTGTAGCTCATAGCTCGATAAGTACTGTCGCGGTATAGCTTTTCAATAGAAACTGAAACTTCAAATTCGCCGTTTAGAATCTCGCCGTAAGTATCCTTAGAGTCCATCGTTTGCTGCGGCTGAAGATTCTTGCTGATAGTCAACGTCAAGCTCTTGATATCCTTAGCCTCAGGAGCAGCGTCAAGGCCAGCTAAATTATCAGCAATTTTGAATGACGCGTGCTTTGGCAAAAACTCAGTGTCGTCGATAGTGTAAGTAATGTTGTCGCTAGCTGTAACGCTCTTGTGAGACTTAAACGCTACTTCAACTTTTGGAAAATCGTCAGGTGTCCACGTAAATGCCACTGTATCAGCCATTGCATACGCAAATCGAGCAGATAGATTTGGCTCTTTGATCGCCATAGTAGCTGAAATGTGATTATTGTCATCTCGTAGTGTGAATGCGTGTTCTTTCGCTGTAGTGTCGCCTTGTACAGCTGTAGTTGTTGGCTTTTGTCCAAATGCTAGCGCGAGCCAATAGTACAGACCCTTAACCCACAATTTTGTCGAGATTGAGCCGTCGCCCTCAACCAAAACGTCGGTTTTGCCGTTATTTTTGATGATCGTGCCGAGCGCCGACTCGTTCATCTTGCTTGTTGGTGAATCCTTAAAACTGATATCTAGATGTGGTGCTCCATAAGTTGGTGCCACCGCTGTGCCTTTGGCGTTTGGATCTTCTAGCCCAATACCAACAGCAACTTTTCGTCCGCTAAATGTAGCCATTTGCTTTCTCCTTTTATTATTTACCTAGGTAAACAAAAGCGTGCTCAAAGAAAAATTGCGATCTTTGAGACCGCAATTTGTTAATCTAATTATACCACATTATGATAATAAATCTGGACGGAATTGTGCGTGTTTAACCTTAAATCTAACAATAGCCTCAGCCGTGAACAATCCTTTGTCGCGTGGAGTAGCGTCAAATTCTACAGTCGTCTCTTCTCCTGCGTCAATCCACACACGATCGCCTGGATCTTGATTTGCTCTTAGCGCACCGATAATACTGCCTTTTCGTAATGTCATGTCATCGTGCCTGGCTGCTACTAATTCTACTAATTCAAGATGACTGCGGGCGTCTGTTCCCTGATTAAAATCTTTAGTCATATCCACAACTACACACAAAACGATCGCCATATTACTCTCAATTTCGCCTCCTGCTGAATCGTGAATTTCGTAGTCATTGTCGAAACTAATAAACGCCATCGGTCGCGTCAGTTGGCTCTTATTTATTACAACAGGGTCGCCGTAACCATATCGACCGCGTAAAATTTCTGGCCCATCTTTTTCTAAGATGTTTATTATCTGTTTTAGTATTGGATCTACATATTTTGCCACGACATTCTCCTTCTAGTTAAATATATTACGCTGAAATATACGAACCACCTCTTTCGCCTGCTGTTCTTCAATCGCCATCATTACGCGGCGCGGCATATATTTACGCGGCTGACGCGATTGATGATATTTGAAATATGAGCGCGAGTTGGATATCTCAGCCTGCTTTGATGATATTCTGCTACGAAATCCTCGACGCATTGCGCCAGTTTTTTCAAGTATTTGCCACGGATACGCCTTTTTTCGCTTTTTCCATTTGCCCCAAACGCCACCACGCGAGCCAAAGTTCTGATCAATGACGTTTGTCATATATTCAGCAGATTCTCTTAGTGATGTCTGTATGTTTTTGGCTTTGCGTCCGCGCAAATCCAATTCGCGCATGACTTCGTCGCGTCCTTCAACTGAGAATGTGATTTGCAAGCTCACGATTAATCCTCGCGTTCATAACATCGATCGCTGTGAATTCGACTTGCGCCTGAGAATCTTCCAAACAAATCGCCGTCACAATATGCAGAGATAGAGCCTAATCCAATAGTAGAATCGCTGCTACTTTCGCCACAAACACCACCAGACTTCATAAACTCCTGCAAATCTTCTTTCACAGTCTCTAATCGCTTGTAGCCGTCTTTACTCGTGCCTTCAATGTCTTGATTATAGCCATATTCTCGAATTAAAAGTCTAGCGGCGGCGTAATTCATACACAATTCTGCAACTTTTCCAGGGATAGGCTTACCTTCTTCTCTGTTGTATGGTGCGCATGGATCAATTGCGGACATATTCTTGTTAATCCACTCCATAGCCGCCAATCGGGCTTTTTCAACGACTCTTAGCGATACTGAAGCATACGAATAATCTATAGTAACGACAGAATCAGCTTTCGGTGCTTTTTCTAGCTCGATTACACCAAAGGCAGGATCGACTTTTACGGCTTTCACTGGGGTTCCGTCAACAAACACGACAAAATCATCAACTGTAACAGTATCGTCAAAGTTGCGGTCTGTAATTGGTTTGCGATCTGTAGTAAACACTTTATTTACGCCATCAACTGCACCATTAAGACCAACGCCATTTTCAACATGATGAAGCCCAGCTTCTTCGAGTATATCCTGTAATGTCGTGTAGTATATCATCGCAACTCCCTTTTATTTTCTTAGTATTCAGACTAAGGCGGACGATAAACTCCTCCGCCTCAAGACTAACGACTAAACACCCTTCAAGCCTACAATAAACTGTGCTGCCTGATAAGCTGCGTCGTAACGACCGCGCAAGCCCCAGCTAAAGATGTCAGTCTCGAATGCTTTGTCGCTGTTCAAGTCAGTCTTAGCAACAGGCTCGCCAACCTTCACACGCTCAGCAATCGTTATTGGGCACATACCTTCCTTAGCTGCAACTAGGAATGTAGCCTTGCCAGCGATGCGTGGGTCAACAATCAATTCAACACGCTTGTAGTTAGGGTTGCTCTGACCGTTATCCAATCGTTCGCGGAGCAAGATTTTCTCAGCTTCCTCGCGGTTTTCCAAGCCAACGATCAAGTGGGTTGGGATTGGGTTGATCAAGTCGCCGTTAGCGTCTTTCATACCTACTAGCGCATCAAAAGCCTTACTAAATGTTCCAGCACCAAATGCACCAGGGACCAAGTTGCCACGATCAGCGTGAAAGAATGGCTTGCCGTCGCTCAAGTTAGCAGTAAAGCCGACAGGAAGTGCAGCTACAGCCAGCGCGCCGTAGTGACGACCACTCTTAGTAGTCATAACACGAGTTTGGTTTGGAATCTGACCGAGGTCGTCATCTTCAATCTTTTCGCGCTCAACATCCAGAGTTGACTCCCATTTTCGAGGAGCGATTGTGTAAACTGTGTTGTCAGCTACACCGTGCTTGCGCTCTGACTTAAATTCTCGCATACCTGGAACGCTGTTCAAAGTAACGATGTTACTTACGGCGCCTGTAACTGGCGTAACGTCGTAAAGAATGCCAGCTAGTGGGTCTTTGTATTCTTTTTTAGTAGTCTTGTATACTGTCTTAACTACAGTATCAAGATTCTGCAAAACTTGCTTCAAGTTCATCTCATCTTCCTTTCTTAGCTCAAGCGAACGCCTACAGTTTTGTTATCAATTACTTCAACAATCTGTCCGATTGCTGGTGCGGTAGCGCTAACAGTTGTCGTAACCTTGTCAGGTGTAGCAACTGCAACAGCTTTACCTAAGTCAGTAGCAGCTACTGAGTCGATTGCTAGTTGGAACACGCCTGTTCGATAAACGCGCACCTCATTCTTAACTAAGCTGCTAGTACCTTCCATTGCAACACCTAGAAATGGTTTTGCGCCTGCTTCTGCTGCTTTAGCATTGCCTGCAGCGTCAACAGTAACTAATTGTCCGCGATTGATCACATTGGTGCCAAATGGTGCTGAGATCAAATCGCCGTCTTGTCGTAGAAAAGTCATTATTGATTCTCCTTCTTTACTTCTTTATAATCTTCTTCGTTCAAGCCGTAGCGCTCGATGGTTTTCTTGTCCTCGTCGCCAAGCTCAACTTCTTCGCCGCCACCGTTGTCATCGCTTTCAGCTCCTTTTTCGTCAGTCAAATTCAGCGCTGGGCTTGACTCGATAAACTCGCTTAATAACGTATCAACAGTCTTGGTTTCATCATCGGATAGGTGGATTTCTTGGCTAGCTACTTCGCTCAATGCCATAAATGCTTCTTTCTGAGCTGGCACCACCTTGCCATCACTCAGCAACTTATCAAACTTAGCCTCAGCCGCTTTTTTCGCTAGAGCAGCTTCTTTTTCTGCAATTGCTGCTTCGCGATCAGCCAGCGCTTTTTCTCGATCAGAAAATTCATTTTCTTTTTCTTCTTTTTTCTCTTCAGCTTCTTCTGCTTCAGGTGCCTCAGTATCAGCGATTTGCTGCTTTACGGCCTCTGCTTGATCTTCTGGCACTTCAATTTCAGCACCAGCGGCGATTGTCACAACCTTCTCTTCGCCGTCTTCTTGGAATTTAACCTGAACGTCAAATTCGCGGTCGTTCTTAACTTTTACGTGCATAGTCTCTTCCTCCTTTTCGTAATCTTGACTATCGCTAAACAATATCGCTGGCGTTTCGTCAGCAAGCGGCATAAACTGCTGCATTCCTTTTATATAAGGATCGACAACTAATCCGATATGCTTCAAGAGTGGTCCAATGCGCTGTCCCGTTCTTTTATCGAGGTAGTTGTCTTCAAAACCCATTGAAACGTCAGGAATATTGTGATTTTCGATATTTTTGGCAGTTTCTTCGTCGCGAATTTCAATAACCGCGTCAATTCCTTCATCCGTAAGCTCCATATCTACCATTTCGCCTTTATTCAGCGCCGCTAGCTCAGCCGCGCTTTTTGGATGTCCCAACGGAACAGCCACGACACCATATTTTCCGCTATCGAAATTTTCTTTAAGACGTTTACCAAAAATCTTGTCTAAAATCATCTTTCGTGATGAGTTATTAGGATCTACATATTCGCCAAATCGACAAATCTGCTTTTTGAACCTCTTAAAATTGCTGCTAGTGTTATCTGCTAGCTCAACATTCACATCTCGATTGATAAATACATACATACTCATTTGTTCTCCTGTCTGAACCGCGATCGTATGTAAGAAAAGTGTGAGTTCTACAAATATCAACCTGTAACAGTGTCAAAGATGTTTGTGTTGCAAAAGTCTAGTGGTTACTTTGGCGGGTGAAGCCCTGATCTTCAAAAGAAAATTGCGATCACATACGATCGCAATTCATTACCGACATTATAGCACAAAAACGATATTAGCAACAACTATTTATTGACTTTTTATAGTGGTCGTGGTAATATTTATATAGAAGTAGGTAGCGCCACCCGTATTGGATGGGAAAGCGGACCTACTTCTTTTTTATGATGACAAACTTCTTCCCCTTAAAAACAACCAGGTTATTGATAGCAGCATTATTTTTAGGTATCGAAATATGACGCTTTGCGCTAGCCGCAGCCTCCTCGAGAGATATATTTTTAGATGTAATATCTATGAATATGTTGCGCTTTCTCTTGTCTGTAGCCTTAAATATCGCATTCGGTATTGTCATAGGTCTTAAACTATCAACAACAATGCTTTTCAATTCGTATTGAGTGTCGTTAGATATAAAATCGTTCGACGGCTTATCTTTTAGGTTCGGCAAGCGCTTTAATTTTAGTTGATCTTTCCATCTATTATAAAAGTCTATTTCGGCAGGTGTCATATATTCTGCGCTTCGTGGATCTAAGCGAGCTGCCTCAATTGCCGCTTTTTTACTCACTCCATCGGGTAAACCAATAGCCGCTTTGCTCTGGAATTGAGCAGACTCGATGCGTTCCATCGTTCTTTTATCGATTCCGGTTATTTTTGGCAATTTATAGTCATCATTCAACGCCGAAACCCTCACCCATATACACCCACAGTTGATATGCTTTGGTGGTCGCTGAAACATAGTTTTTCGTTCATTGGCAGATATTACTTTGCCGTCTAATTCGGCGCAAATCGGACAGGTGTTCTTTTCCATCTTAGCCGACCACTGATAAACCGCGGTGTCGTCATCTTCATCAAATGAAGCGAAACTATCATCTCGACCGTCATTCATACCTTGAGAGATAATAGTACCTTTCGTCCCAAGTACGGCCTGTGCCACCCACGCACCAGCCGATATTTTAATAGCTTCTAGCACAGCGCTTTTTTGAGCCGTACTTTGATAGGCTGGTGTAGTTGGTTCGATTTCTTCTGTATCTTCGTCAGGCTCATCAGCGAGATTGATTGGCTGCTTCAATAACTCTCCACTGATGATATTATTTACATCTTCATTCTGCATATCGACGATGAAGTCTACATACTGTTTTTCGTGTAGCTTGCGTTCTTCTTTTAAGGCTGGTGCTGGCAATTTTTGCTCATCCGCCGCAGATAATTTTCCGTAATTGTAAGCCGTGCGGTAATACTTTGCGATTAATGACTTATAGCTGTCTGGCAGTGAGAACACTTCATCAAGTGAAATACCGTCAATTGCCTTATTCAGCTCTTCGGTAGCTGCTACGGCGAAACTGTCCTCCTGCGCTTTCATCCAATCCTGAATAGCGTCGAACTTGACTCGTTTTTCGGCGTCTGTTAAATCTCGATCGATTGTAATGTGTTCGTGAGGTTCAGACGAAACGACTTCGTCGATCTTGTCGTTTTCGTCTAGAAATTTGTCGGCGTCGCCGCCATTACCTCCGCTCTTATCGTTGTCGCTATCGTCGTTGTCTGCTTTTTCGTCTTTCGACTCTTCTTGACGACGCTTTTTAATTGCGTCTAGGTCAATTCCTAAGCGAGTCGCTGTTGATTCCTCGATTCCAGTAGCAATGTCATCTGATATTTTATCTTTCTGAACGAGCAGCTTGAACGCCTCAAACACTGCCGAAATAATAGATTCGTCAGGTGTGTCAAAGTGAAATTCTGGATAATGTCGCTCTGCAAAGTTCAAATCGATGAGATCAGCGATGAGATATTGATTAATGTGAGATTCTAACAGTCGCATAACACCTGTAATTGCAGTCTGCAGCAAGTCTTTCTGATTAGTACTTAGACTGTATGAACCTACGTTACTTGCGGAGCCTTGAGTTGCTGTCAGGATAATGCTGGCGTGAAACGCTCGCGCCATCTCTGAGTTTTGTCGCTCAATTGATTGATGCGGATCGCGCCCTTCAGTATTGAGAACGTCGAGTTCATAGCCATACGGGATAGACGCTACAGAGTTGTGCTTGCCTAAGCGACCAAGCACCTCCAATGCTTTATTTCGCGCTTTCTTCAATTGTTCAGACACCACGCCGTCAACTGTTCGTTTCAGAACTTTCGGCTTTATAGCGTCAGCCTGCAAAGCCACACTGTCCAAATATTCGAGACGACGTTTTTTATCATATCGAGGATATAGCGACTTAAAAGCACTACGGCCATAAAGATAATTGCGGCTTTTGCCGTAAGTGAAAAGAAAACACTTATAAGCTGGGATTGTCACTTCTTGAAAAGCACCAGTTGCGTCTGCCGTTCGCTGCTTAGCTCCGCCAAATCCACCAACATCATCTCTAATTAGAGTTAATGTAGTGCTGTCGCGATGAGCGAGCCTCTTCAGTACGAGCTTGCCATCTCTTAATTCATATACTTTTTCGAATAAAGCGAATCCTTCATAAATTGCAATCAACGACTGATCAATAAACAGATTCATCGGTGTTTGCATACCACCCTTGTGTGGCGGCTCTAGGAGGGTTCGGCGAACAAACTCAGCTTGTGCTTCGCCTGCATCTTCGCTATCGGCGTCAATATGATATGTCGCTGCTAGAATGCTCATAGTAAAGATGTTGTATAGCGCTTCAACTGTTGTGTCGCTATCGAGCATCCTTCGATAATCTTTAATACTGATTTCATCAGTACGAGATTCTTCTCTGTCAAAGCTCTCAAAAACAATATCTCCAGCAAATCCAATTTCGCTAGTCAGGTTTTTTGGTGTTTCGTCTTTCTTGAATAGTGCCACTCTTTCGCTCCTCGAAATAAAGCAGTTACTTTCGCCAAAAGAAAAAATGCGGCTAAGTAACCGCAATTTATAACTTAGATTATATCACGAAATCCGATTCTGACCAATCATCATCTTTTGACGCATACGAACCACTTTCGTCAAATCCTTCTTCACCTTGATTTAATCCATCGACAAGCAACATTCGAATAGCGTATACAATCGCGTCAACCATGTCGTCGTGTGTACCTTTTGGAAATTCTATTAGCTGTTCTCTTAGTGCTTGTCCGTTTTGAATATCCTTGACTAGGAATACTTTTCCAGCCTCAAAGAATCTGCTGACAGCTAGTAGTCGTCGTACCTTGTCCTTATCTGGCTTTAATCCAATAACTGGTAATCCTGCTAATAAGTCTCGAAACACTAATCCTAACGCACCTTGCTCAATTCCGACGACTTGCGGCTGATATGTTTCGTAAAGATTTTGAATAGTTTCGGCTGTTATGCTTGGTGATGTTCGCTGATTTCGGATTGCTCTCACGTAAACATTGCCGTCGGCTCCTAAATCAGCAACAATCATAGCTGTCGGGTCGGCCGTCTGTCTTTCGCTCGCAGCAGGATCAACTGTCAACACTCTAGCTTGACGAGAATATTCGTCTGGTGCTTGGCTTGGTTCACATTCTTTAATCCAGTCGGGCTTGACTATCGCATCTTCTTCGCTGAATGGCTTGTGCTGATATTCCTGTGCAAAAGCGATACTGCCAACAAACTCTTGATCATTTGGGTTGTCGCGCATAGATTTTAACTTTTCGAGACTACGGTGTTCTGGCCACAAGGCGTGCTCAGTTCCATCTTCGTCAGTTGTGATTGCGTAAAATACTCGTGTCTGCCAGCTCCTAAAAATGTCTTGCTGTTTCATCACCTTATTTACGAGGCTGTCAAAGTGAAGAATCGTACCGATGACAACAGCTCGTCCACCTCTAGCTAATGCTGGAATAGCCGCTTTCGTGAACCAGTGATAAAGCTTCTGGCGCTGCTCAGCACTCTTGATATTCTCGTCGTTCTCAATGTCGTCAAATATCATTAGCGTCGGTCGGGTATGTCGGTGGCGAATACCGCGGATTTTCATGCCAGAGCCTTTAGCCGCGTATTTAATACCGTTGCTCAACACGAACTCACCGTCTTGCCAATCATCACCTTTCATATTGCCGAATAGCCATTTAATTTTCGGATTATTCTCGAATTCGTCTTTAAGCGCATTGATGAACTCAGCTGCCTGCGTGTATGTATCGCTGATTATCACTATGAATTCTTCTTGCTCAAAGCAGCCAGCCCAAAGCGGATATGTCATATCCACTGTCGTCGATTTCGCGTGTCCACGTGGCGCAATAACGCCTATTCGTCGATTATTCTTGTCGCTAATAAGATCTAATATTTCTTTATGAAACGGTGGCGTTTCCAGTGGAAAATATGGTCGTGCAATAAACCAACCGAACAGATGAATGTTTTCGCGTCTCTTAAATATCGCTAATAAGTACTGTCGGAGCTTATCTCTATCTGTTTCCCAGTATTTTTCACATAGTCGTACAATGTCTTTCCTGGTCAGGTTATTCAAAGATGGCTGCTCGGAGTTCTTCGTCATCAATATTACCCTCCTCCTTCGCTTTTTTCAGTTTTAAGTCGCGCTCATCTCGCCAACCACAGACATTTTTCATAGTAAAGATAGCAAAGCTTGGTGGAGCAGCACCGCTCAAAGCCACGTCAACAATAAACTCGCGTTGTAAATCTTTGGCAGTCTCATAGGCTTCCGCAAATTCTGGATGTAGGTCGCACCAATCTCTCAAAGTGTTACGATGTACACCAATTTTTCGTGCAAATCCTTCAAGCCACGGCATTCTCTGAGGCATTCTTCTAGCTATAAGCTTATCTCCGTCAGCCGATGAGACGGTTTCGTCTTCTGCGATTTTGGTAGGGTCGATTGAAAAATAGTCAATTAGTTGTTGACAATACTCTGGTTTATACTTTGTTGGTTGCCCTCCTTTATTGGGAGCGCGCTTTTTCACTGTTTTCTTAGCTGTCATGATATTTCTCCAAACAAAAAGCGGACCTTTCGATCCGCAATTCTATGATTATTATAGCATAACTCGCCACATGAGTTTTAGGTGCATACTTACTTACGCTCAACACCATTAATCTCAACTTCAACGCGAGGTGCTTGTCTATCTACTCCGCCGAAAATAACAGTGACCCTACTTACAACTCTACAACAATCATCGTCGATAAACTCAGCGTCAACTAGTAAATCTAATACACTACTAGTCATATTATCGAGATCATGTCGTCGATTGTCGCTATTGTAAAACGTTAATTCTATTTCCACTTGCTTATCACGGAAGATGCCCCTGTCTTTATTCAGCCTGAAACACAAATCCATCATAGCTTGATTGTGCCATTCGTTGAACTTCTCGCTACTCGCGATAAACATTTTCCCTGTTCGAGAATTTTTTAGAAGTCGCTTATTATTCTTCTTACTCGGAACCTGACCTGCTATATCGAATTTAACCTTTGTCATCCTTTCTCCTCCAACAATTCAGGGTTTTCGTGAGTATTGTTTTAATTGCCTCTTAGAATAATCTTCTTGCCATCCTTGAGTCTGTAGCCGCTTATTTGTAGTTGGTAATATCAACCGCAGAACTGGTGCTGGCAACCTGTAAGGAGGACACCGATGGCGCGCTAAGCGGCTGATTACTCGCACCGCCCTCACGCCCCGAACACGTTACCAGAGTTGGCTATATAAGGTGATGATTTGCCGAGTTTTAATTTCCTCACATTCGAGGGAATTAGGTTTCGTAAAGTCACATCACATGCTACGAAGCTTTCTATCAATAAGTAGATACCCCTAAGCTCATGATTAGGTACTTATTTTCAAGATAGCGTCTACCTATTCCGCCACTTATATAGCCGGTTGACAACACCAATTTGTATATCATTAAGTGAGTTAATTACTCTAAGGTTTGATGTTGCCAGTTGAACAGATGATCGGGTGGGCAAAATAGTCATCTGTCCAGTTCTGCGGTCGATTTTAATGTTCTACTGGGTACGATTTGTACCCGTTTATTTACGTTTGCTTATGCGACCACCTCGTTTTCCAGCGCACTTCTTCACAAAGTGAGGACCGTCAATTAAGTCGCAATCGCATTCAATATCTTGAGCAAATCCTTTACAACTTCCGTGGCTTGCAAATGTAGCAGAGCCACCCTTTCGTCCAATTTCTGCGTAGAAGTTAGGATTGCTTGCTAAGTTTTTCTGAGCGGCTTTTAAGCCTCCAGCCTTTGTTCCTGACATTATTCTTCCTCCTTTATTCCAAAATAAATCTTCCAATCTCGCTCATTTTCCTTAATAGACTTTTCAGCTTCTTCTCTAGTCGCACAACGTACAGGTTCACCAGCATCATAGTAATCAAGTTCACACACGGCGAGCGTTTCACATCTATAGTCATAATAGACAATCCAGCCACCGTTTCCATTTTCAAAGTCTGGCTTAAATGTTGACGTTCGTTGTAGTCTGACTTTAGCTAGTTCACGTTCACAAGCTTTTTCACCTTCTTCTTTAGTTTTGTATACCTTACCTGATTCGTAACGGTCTCTATCAAATTCGTCGTCTCCCCAGACTTGAGAATAAACACCCGTATTGCCTGACGTCCAATACCTATCACCAATTTTAGGCTTCCAGTGAATACTGTCTACTGGTTCTTCGATTTCCTCGAACCACTCTGTGAGAATATTTGGAAACTTTTTCAGGGTAGTTTCGTGGTAAATCATTATTATTAAGCCCGTTTCTGTGGTCTCTTGGTTTTCTGGAGTACCAGCAATAAGGTTGCCCAGGCTAGACACGTAAGCTAATTGCCCTGCTTTGAACGTCGGTAAATCTTTTAGAAGTTTATAACGTTTCATGCTTTTTTCGCTCCTTTCTTAAACACACAATATAGAAAAGTAAATACTATAACCAACTCTGCTAAAAGTTCAAGAGTACTGAAGGCATATATCACATATACACCGCCTGTAGTATCATCAGATATTTTGAACCCCCACATGAGTTCCGATAGTTTCATAGCTATAAATACGAACATCAATTCCTTCTCCTTAGAATAGCTCCAATTGCGTGGCGTAAATTGCACGGCTAGCTAATATCTGATTTATACGATGAATTGTGCGTTCACTTTCGTTTAAGTCGTTTAATGCACCTTCTTTCATCTCTAGTAAATCTGTAGTGCTGACTTCATCTAATGACTGGTAGTCGTCCTCATAATAAGGTTTTACTTCTTTTTCCATTTTTCCTCCTTCATCCATTCTTCGTCTTGCTTAGCTATGTTGTACTCTGAGATAGCTACAAGAATTAGAATGAACATTACAAATACTATCCAAATGAGCGTGAACATTATTGTGCCTTATCCTCCTCAGCCTGCTTTTTATTAATTCTCACGGCAATGTCGATATTCTGAGCTCCGTTTTCCATAAGCCATTTTTTGGCTTTTCTGGCAACGTTCTCGTCGTCGTATATTCTAGAGTGAGCTTTTCCTCCATCGTTCCAACGAACGATAAATTGAATGTCCATCATCCGCGATTTCCGCCGCAATAGTAATCAAAATAATCGCCAGTGAGATCTTCTAACTTCTCTAATATCTTCTGATCTTCAGCGCGTTGAGTTCGCCAATTGCGTATTTTATTAATTAGTGATTTCAATAATTTCATGTTCCCTCCTTTGGTTCTCAGTCCCTCGAAGCTGCGGGCTCTTCTATATACACCCCACCTTAAGTTGAGTGCGGATAGCGTCAAAAATGTACTAGGTGCCTTAAAAAGCTATCCTAAAATTGCGATACTACCCGCAGCTTCGAGGGACTGAGTTAAGTTTTATAAAAATTTAGCGTATTTGCCGTTTGTATAAACGGACCAAGCTTTATATCCTTGCGACTTCCAGACTCTGTACGCGCAAGATATGTTTGTTGCTGGATCGTGACTGTCGCAGGCTTCGCGGCCTGGCAGCACTCGCACCTGAAACAGAGAAACTGAATATCCATATGTTCTTCCGTTTTGTGTAAATGTCAGGCTCGTGTCGCCTGTCACATTCGGATCGCATCCGCTTTCAGCTCTCATAATCGCTAACATAGTGCGTACGTCCCAGTCGTATTGAGCAACCAACCCGCGAAAAGCTTCACAGCCTTGAGCTGCAGCCACATTTTTCGCAGGTGGTGCTTGAATTGTCTGATTGTTAATGTGCGCAGCTTTTTGCTCTAGCGGCGGGGGGTGGTTTGGGGGCCCCACTTTTTTTTTTCTTTTAAAATCACAATTTTATTAATAGAATGGGGAATTCAAATCTTTTTTTTTGTTATACATTAAGTTTTAGGGTACATATGCACATTGTGCAGGT